GGGGTAATCCTCAATGTTTTTTGTGCGGCACTTGACCTCGAGAAAAGCTTTTACTTTTTTGTCGTGGTGCATGGCGTAGTCTAGCTGCATTCTGCGTGGCAGCTTCTGATAACTGCACCCCCACTTCGCGCAAACCTTTTCGGCTACCTGTTCTTCGTTGCGCATCGACTCCCCGTTTTCGTAGACCGGTCTGCTCATATCACCCTTCTCTTGTGTTTTTTAATTAGCTTATTGAGCTCTTCGAGTATCTCTTCATAGTCAGCTTTACATCTCTTCACAATAGTTCCTTGTGTCTCGAGCATGTGATCTACAAAGTCTCTGCCGTACATATCCTGCATCCACAGCGTATAGGCTTGGGCCGCAGTTCCTCCCGTGTTCATGCCGTAGTAATTGCAGCCTCTGCACTGAGGGTGTACGTTCTCGATCTCTAGCGACCAATAAGATGATTTCTTTTTGGGGATAAAGTGTCCGCCCTGCATGGCTGTGTAATGTTTCGTTACGCCACAAGTAACGCACGAGCAATTCCCGTTGTCATCTGCCGCCGCAATCCTAGCCAAGAGCTGAACAGCCGAATAACACTCTTGTTTTAACTGAGCCGAGGTCTTGGTTTTAGGCTTTGACTTGCGCTTCTCTCGCCTGACTGTGCTTCTCTTCATTTAAATGGGTATCCATACTTGAGACTAAGCAGGGTTCGCTCTGCTCGGAGGCTTTCATCTCGGCTCATGTTGCCGTGTCGCATCTTCAGTAGTAGCTCGCTGAACCTCGGAGAGGTGACAGGGTAAGTCTTCAATGCCCTTCTAACATCGAGGGGTACTACATAATCATCTTCAGTTTTTCTGCCCATATAGCCCTAGCCTTTTTGTGTAGTGTGAGGTGTACTTGCGGTGCAGTTCTATTTGCAAGGCCACTAAGGCATTGTAGGTTTCCTTCACCTGCTTGTCATTGAGTTTATCCAAGCCAATTTGCAACTCATCCTTAGCTTGGTGTATGACTTCCATCATCTCGGCACTCATGTTTACTCCTTGAGATTTGTCTTCATGTATCTCACCTGAGACTGCTGCCTTGTGGACTAGCGTCCTAAGATAAGAGCCTCGCGTTAAATCCTTAGGCTTTGCCTTCAATACCTCGAGAACCCAAGCTCGCCAATCCCCCTTTGAAATCTTATCAATAGATTCCCAAAAGGTCCGCTCAAGCGCAATGGAGGTTTTTCTCTCAGGCGTGTAGATGGTTCGGTGTAGGTACATGTTTACTCCCTATAAAATATATGCCGACCTATCTGCCGGCGGGTTTGTAGGCCATCAACCCAATAAGGCTGCACATCATCACGGTGGTAGTAGGTAGAACCCCCCGTTACATCCACGAGACGGGGCCAATTCACCGCAATACTGAGGGCTAAAGTGTATGCCCCTTGGTCTAGTATTACTTCGGGCTTACCGTCGCACCAATAGCTGAAATGGCACTGATTTCGGAGGGGGTGACCGGCCCAATACCGCCCCTGTTTAACTACCTCGCAGGGGGTGTCGGGGAAGTAAGGGCTTTCCACCCTGTTCATAATAGTATTAGCCACTGCCACCTGACCCTCGAGGGGCTCTGACCTAGCCTCGAAGTACACCGCCATTGCTATGCACGCTATCTCTATCACCACTAAACCTCCACAATGAATCGTATTTTGCTACAAGGGATAAACACTTGTCGCAGACACTCTCGCTCTTTAGCTCTCGCTCCATAAACTGCATGCACATCTCGCAGCGTTTGGTTTTGTTCTTTACTTGCGCCATGTCTTCCTCCCCGACCTGCGGCCTGACATCTCTAGCTTGTTATGCTTTCCTCTGCGTCCCGCTAGACGAACCTGATACTGCTCGCCTACTACGTCAATGGCGTACACCTTCTTCTCTTCAGTAGCCAAGAACTCTGCCTCCTCGAGGGCGTCCACGAATGAGTCGAAGAGAGTCATCGGCGCGAGGGGAATGGTACATAGACGTTGAACTTAGTCCCGAGCAGGTGGCTCAGGTGCTTATGTATCTCGTCATAGTCTGAGGAGGAGACATCAGCGCTAGACTTCTCGCCGGTGACGACCTGCTGTATCGGCTTCCACAGATACTCTTTCACGAGCTCGGTGGTCCAAGGAATCTCGGCGTCCTGCTTCAAAGTCTTTTTCATGTCGAGCCCCTCGGAGTTGAGGCGCTCTGATAGCAGCCGACAGTACACATGAAGGGCGTTGTTCTGTGCAGTGGTCCGGGTCTTGCCCGCCTTCCACTTGAGGGTGACATAGCGCTTCTCTTCGTACAGCTTCGTGATGTGATCGACAAACATCTTGAGCGAGTGGTCGCTGTTCACCACCCAAAATTCCCCTTGGTTGATCTCGTTCATTTAGATTTAGCTCCTTGAAAGCTTTTGTTGAATATCTCTTTCTCGATCGAGTGAGTGGTCGAAAAGGTGGAGGGCGGATAGATGGTGATAACACCGCCCGACTCTAAGTATTGTTTTATATCCCTTTCGAGCTGATCCCTAACAGCATCATTGTTGCGTGTCGGAACTGACATAACCCCCTCCCAAGCCAATCACCTCATCCAACGAAAGACCTAGCGCGCCGCACGCCTTGATAAACGTATCAACCTGCATGTTCTTTTGCGCTAGTAGATGTGAGTAGTTGGACCTATCCCAACCTATCATGGCCGCCGCATCCTTATACAGCAGGCCTGTTTTCTTATGTGCCTCGCGTAGGCAGTTACCAATATGGATTTCCATTCATGCTTTCCTGATTATGTCAAGGACACGGTTTTATAAAATCTGTCCGAAATGGTAGGGGGCTTGCGCCCCCTCCGGTTAAAACGGGATGTCGTCTAGCGAGACTTCGGCAGCAGGTGCGGCCGGTGCAGCAGGCTGCTCATCCTTAGGCTTGACCGACAGGCTGAAGAACTTCTTGCCTGACTTGGCTTCCTTCACCCATGCGTTGAGCCAAAACTCCTGCCCGCCCACGTTGACTGAACCGTTGTAGTCAGCGTGCGTTTCCTTTTCCTTGCGCTCGTTCTTGAACAGTGCGCCCCGATTGGTATCATCATAGTCACTCATTTACTTCTCCTTATTGAAAAACTTATCTACGTTTACTGCGATTAACTCCACGGCCTTGGTAATGTGAGTCTCCAAGGCTGCGATGTATTCCTCATCACGCTCGACTCGAACGATCAAAGGCTTCATGTCGGGGTGATAGGACATGAAATCCCACCACTCCCTGCCGGTTATCCATAGACAACCCATGACCTGCTGATAGTATTTCGAGGGTAGCTTGCCGTCTCTGAGGTACGAGACATGCGTTGCCGCTGCGGGACACTTGATCTCGAGGCCGCCCTCACCCTCTCCCCCTATCAATCCATCGGGCGAACAACCTGCCCGCAATGTATCGTGTAGACAGAAACCAACCTCGGTTACAGTCTGATCAGTGACAAACTCATAGGCTGCGCGGGCGTCAGGTTCTAGCTCGGTCCCGCGTGCCATGTGCTCGTTCTGATAGAAGGGGGTGGGCTCGCCCGTTAGGTCTTCCGCGATTAGCTGATTGATATACCCATCAGCCTGCGTGGACCATGCCCCCTTGGTCGTGACGATCTTGGCGAACATCGAGGCGGACGGCACACCGAGCCTCGCGTTCAACCACTCGTCTGATCCCTGCTCGCAATCAATAACCCTCACAGCTTAGACTCCAACATTTCCTTCGCACGGGCAAACTGCTGCGAGGATAGCTCATCTATAGACTCACACTTGAACGCCTTGCAGAAGCGCTGTGTGTCGCTCTCAGTGCGCTTTATGAGGTCCGCTATGGTCTTGGCTTGCGCCTTGGTCACAGGCTTGTGCAGCTCAACTACGGGCGCGGCCTGTGTGGCAGCGTTGCCGTCATCATCCTCAGCAGGAATACCCGCGATAGCTTGGAGGGCATAGCGGCGAGCGTAGGTAATGGCTGAGCCGGCTGCCTGTGCGTCCATCTTGCCTAGCGGGATGAAGTAATCCTGCTGCAACCACTCGCCCGAGGAATGCATGAGGCGGGTAGTCACACCCACTGAGCTCTCGCCACTGACAGGAAACTGCACGTAGCTTAGGCCGTGCG